TCTTCGCGGGTCATGTGGTCAATAATCTTCCCCGTCAAGTCCGACTTCGACCATCTCGTCATCACGACGATAATCGCGCCACCCGGCATCAATCGCTGTACGGGTCCTGACTGGAACCATTCCCAAGCTGGCTCGAATACATCGGCTCTTCCCTGCTTCGCATCCTGCTCGGAATGAGGATCATCAATAATGAATAAATCGGCACCACGACCAGCGAGAGCACCCCCAACACCAATAGCAAAATACTCGCCATTAAAGTTAGTACCCCACCGAGAAGCAGATTTCGAGTCAGCTTGAAGAGAGACGTTTGGGAAGATGTCATGGTAAAGGTCCGAATCGACGAGGTTTCTCACTCTTCTACCGAAATTAACCGCAAGGTCAGCGGTATGGGAGGCCATAATTACCTTTTTATGCGGATATTTGCCAAGGAACCACGCCGGAGCGAGGTAACTGATCATCTCTGACTTACCGTGACGGGGGGCGATATTCACGATCACCCGTTTCTTCTTCCCCTCTGCAATTTCCTCGAAAATCTTGCCCAATCTTTCGTGATGAGGCCCGACTTTGTAGCCCGGATACACGTGTTTAATAAAGGAGAGGAAGTTATCCTTGCCCAACACCTGAGTTTTCTGCGTTTGGTACTGCTTTAAAAGGTCTAGCACGTACCTTTTCTGCTTATCCGACATGGTCGGCAACGCGGATTTAATCGTAGACAGCTTTTCAGGCGTAATTTGCTGCATTTTTAGTCCGAAAGTAGGTCACGAAGCCCCTGACTCTCTCTTCCCCACTGCCCAATCGGGCAGCGTTGGTTCGCAAACCGGACTTTTGCCTTAATAATGCAACCGCAACGCTTACAAATCCCCATTTTGTTGTGCTCGCACGGCTCGCAATGCGACAGACGGTCCTCTGCGGTAGCGCTACGCGCCATTAATTTCCAATCAATCGGCATTTTTGCTCTCTATTACTGCGTATTCCACGTTCTCAAGCACATCAAGCAGCTCTTTTTCCACCTCTTCGATGGGTTTGATCTGATGCGTGACTTCACTACGCTTCTTAAAGGCGTCAACCCCGTCTATCTCGCCTAGTTTGGCAAGGGCTTGGATACGAACTTTACTGTTATCGGCGTGTTCTACTTCATAAACGAGCTTATTAACGACGTACTGCTTGAGGTCTGCAAGGTCTTCCACGATGGCGCAGTTACTCTGCGCGACCATACCAGCAAGATAAGCCATCGCTTCGTTCGGATACTTGCTGTAATCAATCCGTGTCTTAGGATCTTTTAAGTGAGAGGTGGCAATCTCCTTTGCCACTTTCATGTCGTCCTCGTCAGGGGTGAGGGGGGTACCGGTTAAATCCGATATCAACTTAATTGTCCTCGCCCGCATCTCTATTTCTTGCTCGGCAGTCAGAGTCGGCAGAGCTTCGGCAGCGTTAGCCGGGAGAGGAATGTTTTCTTCTATCTCGGGGACCAATACGTCCATCTGCATAATATATATCAATTAAAACAGTATGGAACCAAAAAGACAACCGGGGGGGTTTTATATTTAGGGGGGTGGGGGTCGGTCTGACCTAATTTTGAAAAATGTGATGTCGTTTGTGTGGAGTCGAGTGTAGAGGTGGCATAGGGGGGTCTCGAACTGACAGCGTGGGGGTGGGTACGGGTGGGGTGTCGCCTGTCCGGTTTTCGCCTTTTCGCTGCCCGCCTCATCCAACCTAGTAGCGTATTAGCTAATACGCTGTAGCGAAAATACCACTAAAAAAGTTTTAAATATTGGGAACTATCGGAAACCCGCCTTGTCTAATTCTATGAAACCGGCGCAAACCCGCGCCGCTAACTGAGGATCGAAAAGATGAACAACCAGACCGAAATTTACAACATCATTCTCGCCAACCTGAACACCATCGCGACGGGTGGAATCTCACAGGCTCAAGCCTACGCTGACTTGCGCTGCACTGTCCCGCTACTGTTTGAGGTGGATACGACACAAGCGGAGATCGACAAGGTTACCAAGTCTGCTGAGTGGGTCGCGTTCGATACTGAGGCGCGCGCTATTTTCGCGCAGGCTTATTTCAACGCGCCGCGCCTTGTGCGCCTGTCCGATGACAAGACTGTAGAGCCAGTGGCGGTGAGTGCCGAGACCCATCCGGAAGACTTTAATTATGATACGTGGGCGATGGACAACAAGGCGGCAAAAGAATTGCTATCGTTCAACGGCGCGAAAATCCGCAAGGCGGCGCAAGACTATGTGCGGGTCGCATTTCGACAGAATGTAACCAAACTGATCCCACGCGCTAGCGATGCGCCTGAGGCGGGAGACGGCGCCACTAAGTCTGAAACCCTACCCGACCCGACAGGTACGCTCGCGCTAGTCACTGAGGCGCTGCAGATTCTGTCCGAGAAAAACCCGACAGGTGCGCTCGCCTTACTTAACGGGTTAGATGCTCTTGTTAAGGCGGCGCGTCCCTACGTCTCGCAAGGCAAGCCAATCGCCACTAAGTAACCCGACAGCGTATTACTTAATACGCCACGCCCTGCCCCGAGCAATCGGGGTGGGGCTTTTCTGTGCGCGGTCGATCTCGCTCGATTCGGTCTCGCTCCGCGAGACCAGTTCTATTGGGTGATGCCAGTTATTCTTGAGCGAAGCCAGTTCTAGTTGGGTGCGGGCGAGGGCTGAATTCTTTCCGCGAGGTCTTGCTACGCAAGACTAAATGAAGGTTTTTGACCTGTCAAGAAAAAGTTTGTTCCAAAAAGTTCGGTTTTGTTCCAAGGAATTCTTTGACGTTGGAACAAGATAAGTATTTGATTCTGCTGGGAAAAGTGATGTTTTGTTCCATTTGTTCCAATGTTCCAAAATAGTATGCAGAGTCTGGGCGAGGATCAGTCAGGATGAGGGGGGTCACGCAGTGCTTCTCTCCCGCCCACAAAGTCAGGCTCAGGGAAGTCATTATCTAAAACCTTGGAACATTGGAACAAAACCTCTACATATATATATTTTTATAAAAATAATAATAATAATAAGACCTACTACGGAACACGACACCTAGCAAAATCAACGACTTGCGATTCCACCCCCAACATCGACCATCCCGAACCTTGTTCCATAATCCCAATCGCACCTGTTGGAACACGTGGAACAAATGGAACAAACTTTTGTGCATCCAAGCGTATTAACTAATACGGAAAACATCCAAGAATGACGCAGCTTTTACCGAGTTGCAAAAGCCGGCTACCGCGAATGATAAACATCATAAAAAACATCAAAAATCTATCAATACAAGGGAACTAATACGGATTTGACTTGTCTAAATATATAGGACGGACAGAAACGCACGGCGCGAGCCAAACAGGATCAAGCCAAGCGTATTAACTAATACGGTGTTTCAGTCAGTCTCCGATACCACAAGCCGAAAGCCGGTAGTGGTCGAAGGCGCGGTGGGTAGAGCCGCGACGTACCGATGGCAAGGTACGGTGTCCCCATATCAAGGGTGACGAGTGAGCGTGACTCGGGAACGTACTTCCCCAACGCTACAGGGTTGCTGCACGACAAGTCGAACGACGGGGCGAGTGCAAAAGATGGCAACGGGGCGCGAGCGTATTAACTAATACGCTAATTAGAAACCGCGCTGACAAGCCTACTCGCTATGTGATTCCCGAACGTTCTAGGTAACGCAACCCACAGCCGATACGGATGGGCAATGTACATCCGGCAGCGGTAGGGCAAAGACGGGATTCCCCGTGCCCGAGTATCTGCCTACAAAGTTGTGAGCCGTGATGAACGAGTGAGCAGCCTAGCAGGGTTGGTAACCCCGACCCTGCGTGAGTGTTTATTCCATTAGGCGATGAGTATTTATTTTCAGTCGAGGTTTGGCCAACGGAGCGTGAACTATGTATTGCGTGAAGTGTCAGATAGAAGAGGTCGCAACCAAGCGGCACGAGGCGGGATACGTAACCTGCCTACGTTGTGGCGAGGACGATGCGAGAAAAGTACGGCACACCATCGTGCCGATGCACAAGTCGAACTATGTGGTGGTGTCGGATAAGAATTTATTGCTGTGTCTTAACAAAGTAGCGAGGTGAGTGTGATGAGTAGAAAAGATTACGAGTTGATAGCGCGAGCGATCTACGGGTCGCTCATTCAGTCGGGCAGTTTGGAGTCGCAGGACAAGTATGCCGATCAGCATCGACTGACTGCGCGGCACGTTGCCAATGCGTTGGAGCGGACAAACCCACGCTTTGATCGAGACCGATTCATCGAGGCGTGTGGCGTATTAACTAATACGGAGGTGAAGTTATGAGCAGTTTTGTTTTTATCCGAGAGATCAAACCCGTTAACGAGATGACACGGGAGGAATTGATCGATGCGTTGGTGGATGAGTCGATCCACTACTTACGTAATGAGATGCACTACCAAGACACGAACGTGTTGGACAGTTACTTACGTGGCGGGTTCAAGGGGTTCGAGAACTTTTCGATGGAAGAGTTGGTCGAAGAGTACGGGTATGCGTTCGGTGTGGACGATGATCCGGAGTACGAGGACGAGAGATGATCGAGGACAACATTGAGAACCTGTCCAAGGAACTCAAAAAAAGTGAAGAAAAGTTGAAGGAACTGCGGAACTTACGCCGAGAGATCGGGTCTAAATGTATAGCCGAAGATGCTTGGCGTAGGTATTTGCAGGAACGGATCGAGAAACTAAACAAGCGTATTAAATAATACTGTGAGGTGTGAGATGGAAACGAACTTATTAACTAAGCCCCAACACATTACTTCTCTTGCGTCATCGTGTGTGTTGGTGTCGGTCGAGTCGCACGTATGGAACGCGACGGTGACGAGTCGAGAGATCAGCGACGAGGTGACTGCTGCCAAGAAAGCTGACCGAGACTCAGGCAAGTTTATGAAAAATCTTTTGGCTAAGAACCACGAGCACAAGGCGGTACTGAACTATCGCCAGACGATCTATAACTGGGTGCAGCGAGCGACGTATGACTGGGCGGGATCGCAACGCCTACTACCTGTCATCAATCTCGCTCGCTTCCATAAAGAGTATGCCGAGCACGAGGCGAAGTTTAATGAGTTGGTGGATGACTTCTTAAATAAGTATCCGTCCATCGTGGCGAATATGGCGTTCGTGCAGGGCGATATGTTTGATCGGAGTGAGTATCCCGATGTGTCCGAGTTACGTAGAAAATTCTCTGTGAACTTGGTGCAGTCCGAGGTTCCGACGGGAGACTTTCGATGCGAGATAGCGCAGGAATTGGTGGACGATATGGCGAAGCACTACAACAGGCAAGCCAAGCGGATGGTCGAGGACATTCTGTCCAAGCAGTCCGAGCAGTTGGTCGAGGTGATGAAGTCAATCAGTTATTGCTGCGAGACGGAGGTCGTGCAGGGGGATAACGGCGAACTCAAGGTGCGTCGTAGAAAACTTTATGACTCCACGTTGGAGCGAGCTAAGGAACTCTGTGAAACATTTAGGAAGTTTAATCTGACGGATGACTCTAAGTTGGAGGACGCACGTGCGTCATTGGAGAAAGTGTTAAGTGGGTTGAGCGTCGAGGAACTACGGAACTCCGACACCAAGCGTGTCGTGGTGAAGGAAGAGATCGACGACATCCTGTCCAAGTTTGGTGTGTGAGCGTATTAACTAATACTGAGGTGTGATATGGCTACGATTAACTTTAATAACGCAGTGGAACTGAACGACGTTCCGAACTTGATTGCCACGATTGGACATCATCGAACGGTGATGCTGCGTGGCGAACCCGGCATTGGCAAGTCAACGGTGTTGAAGAATTTGCAGGTAGTGTTAGGTAATGGGTATGACTATATCTATGCAGACTGTCCTGTATTGGATGTGTCCGACGTAACGATGCGGATACCGAACCACGAGACTAAGGCGTTGGAGTCTTATGTGTCCGAGCTATTCCGTCTGCATGATCCGAAGCCCAAAGTCATCATGCTTGACGAGATCACCAAGGCAAACAAGTTGTTGCAGGTTATCTTTACTCGCCTGATGTTGGAGCGAACGGTCGGTGATGTGAAGTTACCGGCTGGGTCTATCGTATTCGCAACGGGTAATAACGTCTCTGATGGTGTGGGCGATACGATGTCAGCGCACGTGCTTAATCGTCTGTGTGTGGTCAATGTTCGTAAGCCCGATGCGAAGCGTTGGAATCTGTGGGCAACAGATAATGGTGTCTCCCGTATTGTTCGTGCTTGGGTAGCGATGAACCCGAGCAGTCTCGCGTCGTATCTCGACGGGGATCAGATGAACAACCCATATATCTTTAATCCGACGAAGCCCATCACATCATTCGTCACACCACGATCTTTGGTTGGCGCGGATGAGGTCATCAAGAACCGTGACAAGTTGGGATCTTATGTCACGCAAGCTGCGTTAGCTGGGCTGGCAGGTGCGCCATTCGCTGAGGGTATCTCTGCCTTTATGTCGATGGAGAAAGAGTTGACGAGTATTACGGATGTCATCGCTAACCCTGAAACTGTGCAGCTACCTGAGAAACCCGCTGCGTTGTTTCTGATGATGTTCAATGCGGTGGATACCATCGAGACACAGGATGACCTGTCTCAGTTTATGAAGTTTGTGAAGAGAGTACGGTCGGAGGAAGTGCAGTCGTGCTTCTACTCGATGGCGTTTGAGTCCAAGCGTACGTGCAAGTTGGCGAAGAACAATGCTGACTTACGTGACTGGGCTGTTAAGAATCTTGCGTTGTTAGTTTAACGAGGTGCGTTATGAACTTAGCTGAAAAATTAGTTGACGCTGAGACTCGCTTGAAGAAAGCGAATGTCAAATTGATCCGTCACCCCGAGACTTGTCTCTATGGTGGTGTGATCCTGATGGGTGAGACATCGATTGTGGATGATCCTGCCAAGTGTCCGACTGCGTATACAGACGGGTACAACAAGCGTTATGGCAGAGATTTTCTTGACAAGTTGAGTGATACGGAGATCGCAGGCGTTGTGCTGCACGAGAACTTACACGTGTTGCTCAAGCACATTCCCCGTCACCGTGACTTGATGAAGACAGATCGACGCTTAGCCAACATCGCTATGGACTACGTGGTGAATGACATCATCGTGCAGTTGAGCGAGAAGGTTCCGACGTTGATTAGTCTGCCAAAAGATTGCTTCCACGATCCGATGTTTCGTGATTGGTCGGTGCGTCGTGTGTATGAGTACTTGAAGGACGAGGAAGAAGGTGGTGATGGTGGAGATAATAACGATCCACGCGAACACTCCAACCCGGGTAGACCTAGTAACTCGCGTCCTCAAGAATCTTTTGACTCACACGATGACATCGATGTGCAAGGCATGACGCCCGACGAGTTGGGTGAGTTGGGTAAGCAGATCGACGAGGCGATACACCAAGGCGGTATCTTGGCGGGTAAGTTTGGTGCGAAGATTCCCCGTGTCATCCAAGACTTGATGGAGCCAGACATCGATTGGCGTGAGGTGTTACAAGACTTTTGGACATCGAACGTGCGTGGCACAGATGAGTTTACTTGGCGGCGGTTCAACAAGAATCGTTTGGCTGACGGGCATTACTTACCGAGCACAATCAGCGAGACGATTGGTGAGGTTATCTTGGCTATCGATACATCAGGGTCTATTGATGACAAGGATATCGCTAAGGTTACGGCGCGTGTCCAAGAACTGTGCGATACGTTACCGCCTGATCGTATCCGTGTGTTGTGGTGGGACATTGAGGTACACGGCGAGCAAGTGTTCGAGGGTAATTACTCTAACCTTGCGTCGATGTTCAAGCCCCAAGGCGGCGGAGGTACGAGAGCCTCATGCGTCAGTGACTACATCGTTAAGAACAATCTTAGCGCAGACTGCATGATCGTGTTTACGGATGGCTATGTCGAGCGTGACATCACGTGGCAGACAAACATCCCCCCGATTTGGATCATCAAAGAAGGTGGGCGTGAAACTTTTACCCCGCCCCGTGGTCAAAAGGTTGTGATGAAAGCGTAAGTAAGGAGGTGTGAGATGGAATATCAATACGAGATAGGACAAGAAGTGATGTGGTCGGGGTCGTGGGGTACACGTGCCCCGCAACCCGCAAAGATTATCGACAAAGGGGATAAGAATGGTCAGCCCGTGTATGACTTGGACAATGGTCATTGGGCATACGAGTATCAGTTACAAGAGGTGGGTGATGAGTCAGGAAGAATTTTATAATTTGTTGGGTAGAGTGTATCGGCGTGGTTTATTCCACGGCGGTATGATCGCAGTGGGGACTGCATTAGTTTGGTTAAGTATCTAAGAGGTGTGATATGGCACGTTCAGTCATTAAGTTTAATATCAGTGATATCTTTCTTGGTGAACAGACAACACAAGAAGATAGATTAAATCTAATTAGGTCGCCGTTGTTTGGCATCCTCGCCAATTTATATAACAGATCAGAGAAGTCTATCCGTGTGGGGATGATCACACGGGCTGAAGCAACGAACGATATTCATAGCGTAGAGATTGTCACGCCTGAAGGTTTGAAGGTTGGGCGTCTGTCTACACGGTACGGCTGTCGGTTCGATTTCGGTGTTTACTCCGACCCCTTGAGCGGGGGCAGTAATCTGGGCAATTTTATATCATCATCTAATCCTAAGTATTTACAGACCAAACTTGGTCCTAAGTCTAACCACGAGGCTGCGACTTTGTTTGATTCTAAACTGAACTGCGCCAACGTGTTCGTTAGTGATCTACTACGAGGGATGTTGGATGGTTTTATTGATGTAACCGCAGGGGCTACCTTTACATCGTCACCTAAAGTTTTTGGTGATAGCTACATCTCAGACAGAAACGAAGTTGAACTTTGTAATTATCTCGCTCTGCATTTTGCAGGGGAGGCTGCCGCCACAGAAATGCCTAGTCGTTTACGGCACACGTTCGATAAAATGTACAAAGGTTTTACTGATAAGAAAAATAAATTTGCTGACGCACTGAGCCGTAGCCGTGAGATGTTCAGCGGTGAGAAGTGGGTTTACTTTAGTAATATGAATGGCGGGGTAACACTTGGCGCGATCCGTACCGATGCTATGCAGGTGGCTATCGACAAGTATGGGTCGGGTCAGAATCTACCGTTCACGAACGAGTTTAACTACGCACAGTGGGATATGCCGCTTAAGTGGTATCCGTCGCACGGACATATCCCTGCCGACATACGTCAACAGGTAGACTTATCTTTGGTGATGCTCAAGGCACATCGAAACTCTGATGAGATGTTCCCGTCCAATGGTAGGTTTTGGGAAGAGATGGGCTGCGCTATGGCGAACGAGAGTCCAGACCCATTGACGAGCAAGTTCTATGTCTTATCGAAATAAATTTAACATGCACTCGCCAGTGAGAGTGTCAAATTCTGATCCACCACTGTACAAAGTTGTAGCTGAAAGAGCAGGGGATGACACGTTCGTGTTGTGCGTAGCGCATCAGCAGTTCCGGTTGTTCACGTTGGATACGATGCCCGAGGATTTAAAATTTATCTTTGCCATCATCCACGTGTTCGACTGGGATACGTGGCTCAACAATGCGAACTTGCCATTGCCCGAACAGCTAAAAGATATTGGATGGATGTGTGGACGCGGGGAGTACATGTTGATATTGCCAGAGAAACTATTAGAAGAACTCCGAGGAACCAAGCGTATTAACTAATACGCTACCGTGACATAAGTCACGCTAACAGGATGAGAAGTTATGACACCCGAAGGTAAAGTAAAGAAGCGTGTAAAAGATATTCTTAAAGAACTTGGTTGCTACTACACGATGCCAGTTACAGGGGGGTACGGGAACAGCGGAGTGCCCGACTTTATTATTTGTAACGCGGGGTTGTTTTATGGTATAGAGTGTAAAGCAAACGGTGGACAGCCCACCGCATTGCAGTTGAAGCATCTCGATGACATACGTAAAGCCGGTGGCATCGCACTAGTGATTGATGAAACAAACGTAGAGACCCTACGCAAGGAGTTGACAAATGAAAAAGACTAAGACTGCGCGCATCCAAGACCTACTCGCGCAAGGTAAATCCCAAGCTGACATTGCGAGATCTTTGAAAGTGTCTCGCCAGTTGGTGAGTAAAGTGGCGCGTAATACCCGAGAGAATTCGGAGTTCGTGAGCAAGGTATTTGAGAAGGTGGGGTTCAGTAAACCGTCAAAGATTTTAGAAGCGGTGGAAGAGACCAATAAAGATATCAATGCGACTGAAAGTCTGTACGAGCGTTACAACAAGGGTAGGACTGTGAGACCCAAGCTGCGGATGATGGGCCGCGACGACTTCCAAGACAACGTGAATCACCCCCCACACTACCGAGCAGGTGGGATCGAGACTATCGACTTCATCGAGGCTAAAGATCTTAACTACCGATTGGGTAACGTGGTGAAGTACGTATCTCGCGCAGGTAAGAAGGCGTCTGACCCAATAGAAGATCTGAAGAAAGCTGCGTGGTACTTGGAGCGTGAGATCTCTGCGAGGGAGCGAGCATGAATCCTAAGAAACCGGAAGGTATGTCAGGTGATAGATATAGGTCTCTTATAGGAGAGAATAAGATTAGCAAGCGCGCACAGGCGTACATACTCCGTCAGCAAAAATTAAAATATAAAGAGATAGGTGAGCTTCTTGATCCACCTGTATCAGTGGAAAGAGTCAGGCAATTGGTTCATGCTCACGAACGTTTTTTGAGATATTGGAACGCTTTGAGAGGAACAGCATGAATACCATTAGAGAGTTGATTAGACGTTGGAAGGCGTGTAAGGACTACGACTGGCGGTGGGTTCCGAATCCTAATTATAGATGCTCTCGCGGCGGCGTGGAGTATTGGTGATGAGTGATTATCGCGTAAAAATTAGTGTATCAAACGCCCGTATTCGACGAGCAATGGAGGCCGCAGGGTATAAACATATCTTACCTATGTGCCGCGCTAATGGGTTAAGCGTTAGTAAAACTTGTGACTTAATTAACATGAAAGTATCTCCCATCAACAAGGATGGTACTTGGCGAAATTCGGCACTTGATTTGGCAGATGTTTTAAATGTTCTACCTGATGACTTGTTCAGCGATAGACAGAAGACAGTCAGGTTGAGAACTAACACAGGATACAAAGATGTAACGGAATCAGAAGTACTCAAGATTGCCGCCGAACAAAATTGGAACAACCGACTTGAAGATATGCAGGATAACGCTGCGATAAAGTTAATTGCTTCAGAGCAAGCCGACGTAATACTAAATGCTGCTATGGAGGGTGTACTTACGCAGAGAGAAATTCATGTTCTCAAAGCTCACTTTGGGATTGAAGGTGAGGAGAAAACGTTAACAGAGATCGGGGAAGATATGGGTGTTTCAATAGAACGTATAAGGCAGATTGAAGCGAAGGCGCTTAGAAAATTGAGGCTTCCTCGCGTTAGTAAATATTTGGAGAATGCTAAAGACGTATTATAGGAGGATGTGTGGGAGACGTTATTAAACGAAACTTCAACAAGAAGTTTTCCAAGAACCAAGAACTCGCTGACAAGATTTTTAACATTCTTGACGAATACGATGGTGAGATATCACTTGCTGAGACCATAGGTGTACTGCGTTTGATCGAGGCGTGTCTTGTCAAGATGCATATGGATCTAGCAGATGAAGGTGGATACGATGAAGGAGCCTAAGAGTCCGGGGAATAAGCCAAAGGTTACGTTAGAGCAGTACAAAAAGATTATGGAGTTGAAGGAATCGAAAGAGCGGATCAAAGAGATGACCTATGTACATCTTGCTAAAGAACTAGGCTTGCGTCCGAGTACGGTGATCAACGCATCAAGGAATAGGATCAAGCGGTATGACTATGTTTTGGCGAAAGAGGGGGAGCTATGACCCGCGACGAAGCCATCCCGATGCTGTGCGCGGCTTGCGGAGTATCACCGGCAAGTGCAGATATCAACGTGACTGCGCTGTATTCGATAGTGGATAAGTTGATCGCAGCCGAGCGGGAAAGGCTAGACCTGAATGCTATTCACACTTGCCATGCCGAATGTCAAAACCCGTTTTGTGTGCGAGTGAGAGAAGCCGTAGCCCATGAGCGGGAGGCGTGTGCTTTGGTGGCTGAATCTTATGAGCCAACCTGCGACAGTTGCCCGAGCGGTGTGGCTAATGCGATCAGAGGGAGAAGCTAATTGTGGGTGTTCCTCCTGTGCCCACAAACTGAGGTAGCCAACAGTGTTGATCCGGTTTAGTGGAACCGTGCTACTGCCACTCATTGAGGTAGCCAATGTCGAGCTAGCGGTATGGTGGGTCCGTGCTACTCCCACCACCTAACAGGAGTTTATATGAGCAAGTCTGTCTCTGATATTTATAACGATGCGGTCAAGCAAGCTGACGCTGATCAGTTTGAAGAAGCTATCGAAACTTTGAAGCCCATCACCGAGCTTACCCCGCTACTCCGTGCGGCTTATACGCAGAGAGGCAGGTGTCACTGGGAGATGCACCGATGGCGTGAGGCGAGAGAATCTTTTGAGACGGCTGTGCG